TGTCTCTAGCCTGCAGGATCGATTTGTTTTTTGTTTTTTGAGTTTTAATTTTTTTTTTTTTTTTTTTAATTTAAAATTTTACTTTTAAAGACAAGATCACGCAGCGGCGTGAAACCATTACTTGGTATCCAAGAAATGAGAGGTAGGGAAGTACCGCTCTTTATCGGAATTATCAAGATGATGGAAACTTCGCAAATTTGTAGTTACTTGTTCCACAGACGGAAATACGTCGAGTGGTATAGTGCCTGACTTAAAGTTGGGATCGAATAGGTCTTGTAGGCCAGCAGAAGAAGCTTGAATGCCTTGAGAATCAAGGTAGTCAAATATGTCTTTGCATATAAGGCGTACAGTACGGTCGATACCGCAACTGGCGTAATAAACGCCAATAGCGCGTGCTTTGAGATGTTCCCATGTAGGTCGGCGAGACTTAGGGTACAGCAGAGCGCAAAGTAGTGAGGTACGTGAACGGACAGGGAGGCCATTGTTGTTGGCATAGCTGAGAACGCTTACGTTATGAGGGGTGTTCGAGATTTTAGACTTCTTGACATTGATAGTGTGTGAGAAGTAATAATCTGCGAGACGTTGAAATTCTATGAGGAATGATTCATGCATACTAGCAGGGATCGAGACAGCAAGTCGAGTGACAGAATCGTCGCCCAATAGCTTGATAGGAAGGGTTTCGTCTATGACGAATCCCATTCTAGATAGAATTGTTAGTATCATGAGTCCATTGTAAATAGAGTCCATGAATTGAGTTGTGAATTGGCCGGAGGCGATGCCTCGGACAGTTCGTTGCCAGATGGTGCCGTCAGCAAGAGCGCAAGGAGCGAACTTGAGTGCGGTGAGCATCCAGTCCCAGAGATTGTGAAGTTTCTGAGGATGAGTAGAAGAATCAGGGTAGTCAACTGTTGGAATGTATCCATTGTTGAATTCGAAATAGGATTTTACTCCTTTATCGGAATAGAGGTCGTTGATGACAGAGAAGAGAGCTCGGCCGTCAAAGAATGACCAATCTAGTGATAGGATTGAACCTTGGTAGAACGGGTTAAGGTGTAACTCGTGATTGAGTTTGTACCAACCGCCTAACATGGTTTCGTATCCCCATAGCAGTGGGGATTGTTGCTCAAATCTGTAATAACGGAAGAGGGGCCAGAAGAACATGGCTTCAACCATAACAGTGAGCTTGGGTACACCAAAGATAGTACGAACTTTGTTAGGATCGTGGATGCCAATAATGGCAGACTTTGTGTGTATGTTGATAGGATAGAGAAATCCGTGGGCGGGCCAATATTCATTGGGGCCTAGATTGTCTTTACCTTTTTTGATGAGGTGGACGCATTGTCGATTAAATCCAAATACCCAGTTAAATAGGTTGTGGAAGTTTGGCTTGGCATTCGGGAGGAAACCTTGACGGTTTCTGAGTGCTAGCAGAGCTAGTAACGACTTATCGTTTGAGAACGGTGCTTCAGCCGATGGCTTGAGTGGCCAGGGGTAGAGACGAAGATCAGCGTAGTGTACAGGTCGGATTGGTTCAGGAGGTCTGAACTTGCTGACGATGACAGAGAACGCACGATTGTAGTGTTCGTCGCGGGGAACTTCATGATCAGGAATGTCACCTTTGAAAAAGGCAGCTTTCGTTGAATCAAGATCAGTTTCGGATCGCTTGTATTCGTTGGCAACATGATTGTATTCAATAGGATTGAGATACTTTTCAAATGCGTTGAGAACGACTTTCCGGTGGGAAAGGATAGCGGAGTCTGACTTTTGGGGGTAGTTCTGGGTTTCAGTGAAACCTAAAAATACGAAGTTCTTGACTGAGAGTGTGAGTCGTGAGAAGGAGTCGATTAATGTATCGGACATCAGTTGTGTTTTGCTTATGAAATTTAAGTTGGGGAAGTTGAGAGTTCCTTTTAAC